AGATAGAGGTATGGGATAAGTGGGTTGTTGATAACGCTGAAGCACTTGATGAGTTTACGAGATTCAGCGGTATACCCGTAGCAGGGGTTGCTGAAACCGAGTTCCAGGCAGGGTATATACCAGTAATCCTTCGTAAGTTTGGAAGCAAGGGCGCACTTGTCGGGGATAAATTTGAAGCAGCAAACGATGCAATGTACCGTATGCTAACCCGTATACAGGTTGACGCATACCAGGATCAGGTTACCCTGCTCAAGAAGGCGGGGTACTCTGATATGGATGCCAAGGTTGCTGCCGGTCAGGCAGCTCAGTGGATTGTTCCAAGGTTTGCAGGACAGGCATCAGTCCTTGGGCTGTCCCCATACAGGCAGAGCCTGGAGAGGATACCGTTTACATCCATATCTTTCGTGAGGCAGCCATTGGAGCTTACAAAAGAGGCTACCGTGGGAATGCTGAGGACGATGCGATATGGAGCGACAAACATAGGAGCGATGCACTCACCCGCAAGGTTTATGGATGGACTTAAAAAGGAACTGACACCGTCACAACTAACAGCAATGAAGTTTTCAATGAGTCTCGCGACTTCTATGGGAGCTTATTCCCTGATGTCTGGGTACTTCGAGGGCCAGTCAAAGGGCCTTGAGGGAGATGCCCTTATGGCATACGCGACGAGAAGGGCTGATCCGACAAGCCCAGACTTCTGGACCATAAATTTCCCTGGGGTTGGTCAGGTAAGGATTGGCGGACCGATGCGATCACTTGGTCGTGCTATGGCACCACAGGTTTTCAGGGTGGGAGACTCAAAGCCACTTGGCGATATCCCTGTTCCGTTTGGAGGCATTCCCAGGTTCTTTACCTCAAGGCTGTCCCCAACTGTACGTGCAGGGCAAGAGGGTCTGTCAGGTAAGGACTGGGTGGGGAATGATATCAACGCAGATAACGGACTTGCCGGACTTGTGAACTGGAGCCTGTGGAGCGTTGGTGCTTTTGCCCCGATATCCTTGACACAGGTTCCTGAATTTTTGAGAGCGGAAGGGGCAGCAGCGCTGCCTGATATTCCGCTGATTACTAAAGAGAGGGCTGAGGGAGCTCCTGAAAGATACGAGGATGTTAACTGGGCAGATATGCCACGTAATCTTATTGCCGAGGGCCTTGGTGCTTCCGTCCACGAACCCGGGGCAAGATCAACCAGGGATATTGAGGCTATAGTATGGGCTCAGAAAAGGGGGCTTGATTTTGAAACCGATGATAATGGTCGGTTCAGCTTCTGGAGCCTGAATGAACGTGCACGGGCAGAGTTTATGAACGATGTTAAAGGTGGCGGAAAAGAACTTCACGAAAAAATTAAAGCTGAGGTTCAGAAACTGGCTGATGCTGGAGGGGGAAATTATAAACTACAGTTACGTCTGTACCAGATAGAGGATAACTACATGGATGCACTTGAGGACGTTGTTGCTCCCAAGTTCAGGGAGGGAAACAAGGCAGATGCATACAGCAGTTTCAAGACCCTGAGAGATGCGTACTACAATGACAGGTCTCTTGTGTATAAGCAGATGGAAATGGATCCTGATGATGAGCCTGAAGACATCACATCGGCAGATCATTCCATGTGGGAATACCGGAAGCTCTTCGATAAGGCAACAGTCAAGGAAATAAACGGTAAGCCTGTTGACTACAACCGGTGGAGGTTCGACGGAGAGAAGTTCGGTCAGCTTACCTCGGAACTCAAGGAGAGGTGGAAGTCTGAAGGACAGACTGTCCAGGCCCCTGATGGAAGGGTAATGGATAAGTGGGACTATGTCAGGGATCAGCAGAACCTTATTGAAATGAAGTACCCGGAAGACGTAAAAACTATGACGCAGGACATGAGGGCCATAAGCGACAGCGGATGGTGGGATATACTGGACCCTGATAATGTTCAGCCGTTTATGGCTGCATATACCGGGGGAAGATACCTGGAGGAGATACGGGAATACCTCGAAGCCCCAGAGCCCCTCAGGGACGACCTGCTCAGAGGCGGACAGAAGATGAATGTGTATAAGTCCCTGGATAATATATACAAAGCAATCACTGATATAAATGTTCTCTCTGGAACTGGTGGCCCACTTGGTATACAAAGGATGAGATTCATACAGGAGAATCCTACTATCACAAATCTACTGTACGAGTATGGCTTTGAGTTCCCGGGTAAAACTCTTAAGCAAAGACAAGAACGTGTAAGTACATACGGTTATGGTTCCGTCGGACACCTTTCGACATCCCTGCCCTAATATCCAGTAGTTGCTATAATATAGTATTATCATAGAGGAGGTACAGGAAATGGTTATGGATAACGCGCCTGAAGAACAGGTACAGGGTGCTCCACAGCAAGAGGAAAACACTGGCATAACGGACCTGACGCCCGAGGTTGGGCTCCCACAGGAGGAGTCGTATGGCGGTGGTCAGGAACAACCCGTTGCACCACAGGACGCCCCTCAAGCCCCAGTACAGCAGGATCAGCAGCCACAGAAACAGCCGGGGCCATCAGAAGAGGCAGTACGGTCTGAAATGATGAGAAGGCAGTCTGAGATTGATGAGCTCAATCGCAGAAGGTCTGAGGAAGGACAACGGGCATGGCAGCAGGATGTTTCAAGGAGAGCCCAGGCATACCAGCAGCAACTGGAATCTAAGGGGTATCTGTCAGAACATGCCCGTGAACAGGCAGGTATGATGGTACGCCAGGAACAGCAGTCTATTCAGTCACAACAGCAGACACAAGAGGCAATGGGAACCATTGAAGGGAGACAGATGGCTACACTTCACTTCATGGAGCAGTATGGGCTCGCAGATAAAAACACCATTGACACCATAAAGATGCTGTACCAGACACAGAACCCTGACCAGATGGAACGTGAGGCATCAAGGCTTAAAACAGACAGGGCAAAAGATGCTGAACTCACTCAACTTAGGCAAGGACAAGTCCAACCGCAGGCTTTTGATAACAGCCAGGGGGCTGCGGAGGCTTCGACGAGCAGCGATAGGCTGATAAGTGCCTATCTAAACGGAGACCGTTCGGAGGCTGCTGTAAGGGCAGCGAGAAATCTAACATTCGGAGGATAAGACGATGCCACAGACAGCAACGACGGGCAATCTTGAGAGCGCCCAAAAAATAATCATCGCCACTGCGCGATACGTAGAGGAGCACAATGCTCCAGCCATGAACCTCATTGAGCAGTTCAACCTGCCAAAGGGGAACAAACAGGTGACCGTGCCAAAAGTAGGCCAGATGACCATAAGTGACCTTGCTGATGGTCATGATATCGTTGACGAGGAAGACATCGGGATGACCACTGTTGACCTCACCGCAAGTGAAGTCGGTGCGAAGATCATCCTGACAGACAAACTCGTCAGGCAGTCAGCTCAGAACGTATTCGCAATCATCGGAAGACAGCTCGGTGATGGCATGGCAAGGAAGAAAGACGGTGACGTACTGTCTCTCTACAGCGGTTTCAGTACCGACATTGGTGCAGCAGGCCGAAGCATGAGCCTTGCAAACGTATCTGCAACAGTAGCGTATGCCAAGGGCAAGAACTTCGGGAGCCAGGTATATATTGTTCAGCACCCATTTGCGGTGTGGGACATAGCAAATACTGCTGTTACTGCGTCTTCCACATACCCTGTTCCAAATGGATGGACTGAGGATCTCCTAGGGAACTTCTTTAGCGGATTACGCCCGATCAATGGTGTTCCGATCTTTGAAGATGGTAACATTACTATTGACAGCGCTGATGACGCTATCGGTGTATGCGCTGATAAGTCAGCACTTGCAGTTCTCAAGTCTGTTGATACCAGAACAGAGCGACAGAGGGATGCTTCTCTCCGTGCCACTGAAGTGATTATGACGGCTGATTACGGAGTGTTTGAACTCGATGACAGCAAGGGCGTTGCACTGACACTAGATGCAGCAACTCCAGCAACCGCGTAACAGGAGAAGGATATGGCAATAGGAACTAAGGAACGCACTGAATTGCGAGAGGAATTAGTAAATAAAGGTTACTCTTGGGAATATATAGATGAGTGGCAGCCAAAGGTCACGCTGTACAGACATCGTGATATGCTGTCACCGGATGGCTCAGTGGTGAGCCCTGCCGGAACTGCCTTGAAGAATATGCCCGGTAACCCGGACTACGTCAACAGGAAGTCGAGGCTAGGGCTCTTCACATGGAGACCAAGCGATACCTGCACATGCAGGTGGTGCAATGAGAAAAACCCTCAGGAGGCACCAGGGAAAGAACCTGAACAGGAAGTAGAGGAACCCACTTCGAGTAATCCTAAGAATAGCAGAAGAAAGATGGGACCTCACTTCCAGTCAGATAGCTAGTGTAACGATTGACCGTGCTAGCGAATAAAATTTATAACGGTTGGTCGCAGGGCTTGACCCTGTAGAAGGAGTATAAGATGTCATTTCCAGATTTTATTACTGGTATAGCTGGTTGGGAAAAACAGACAACCTCGGGGAAAAAGCATGCCCTTGGAACCAAGATGATCATACGGGACAGAGCTTTCAGATATGTAGAAGCAGCAGGGACAGAGATAGGCGAAGGTCTTTTAGTATCTCAGCAAACTGCTGTGACCACACAGGATGATGACCTTGCTGTAGCTACTACTGCTGCTGCTGGGGCAACCAGTGTTTCCGTAACACTCGGTGGCACTAACGCATTAGAAAAAAATGAATACCAAGACGGATACATATTCAACAACACCGCTGCTGGTACGGCAGCACTAATGTATAGGGTGGCATCACATGCGCTGGCAGCTGCTAGTGCTAGTGTAACTATCTACATTGATGAGCCAGATGGGCTTGTCAACGCATGGACTGCTGGCACAGACGTTGTGGGATTAATAGGAAGTCCTTGGAAAGATATAGTTGTAGCACCAACAACCATAACAGGTATGACTGTTGGTCTAAGTTGCAATACTATTCCTGCAAGTTACTATGGATGGGTTCAAACGTCAGGTCCAGCACTAGCAATGATAGATGCTGCTGCTACAACGGCAGTAGGTTCTGCGTTAATGGCCGGGACTAACCATGTAGGTCAGATGGAACTTTTGACCTATGAAGATGAGGCTTATCGAGCAGTGGCTACGCTAGGTAGTCTGGCTGCTGTAGACAACGAGTGGGCATTTGTACAACTGTGCATAGAGTAATATTAGGTATCTGCTAATAGGACAAGGATATATATGATACAGGAATTATGGACACCTTCTGGGGCAGCGTTTATTGGCTCTGCCTCAGCAGGTGATAATGCCAAGAATGCGGAAACTGGTGGTATCATTGAGATATGTGTGTTCCAGTTTCGCTATACTGACCAGTTTGGCGTGGAGCACAAAGAGAAGGTGATCATCCCTCGTGATGAGACCATAAGCAAGGCTCACGTTGAAGACATGGCAGCGCAGGCTTACGAGAACTTCATAAGTGATTGTAAGAAGAAGTACACGAAGAGAGCACCTACGGTAGCTCAGAAGAAGGAAATAGGTAAAGCGTTGAACGAGTTCAGGAGCTACGCATTGCGAAGGCGCGAAAGTTCACGCAGGAAAATATATTATGAAGGGATAAAATAATGACTGAGATACAGGTAGAGGTAAAGCAAGAAGACCTAGAGGCCCTGGTACAGCAGGAGCCTGTTATGAGAATGAGACTCCAGAACATAGCCCTTCAGCGTACAGTTGAGGAACAGGCTACTGAGATCAGGAAGCTCAACGAACAGATCACGTGGATGATGGAGGGTAAGAACGATGCCTAAAGTTGGCAAGAAACATTTCGCCTATTCAGGTAAGGGTGAGAAAGCAGCCAAGGCTTACGCCAAGAGAACTGGGAAGAAGATGACCAAGAAGAAGAAATATTAAGATTTCAATAGGGGTGTACTATGCCTGTTATTCAGGGAAGGACTCGCCTTCAGTTACGAAAACACATAGGCCATGCCCTTGGGGCTATGAGGGAATCCACTGCTTCAGGGGGCTCAACAAGCACTGTTGTTGACAATACGGTAGTTCTTGGAGGGGCTGACAATTACATAGGTAAGTGGTTGGTTCTCCAGGATGCAGACGCATCCACAAATGATGGCGCTGTACGAAGGGTGACGGACTCTGCTATATCCAGCAATGTCACCACGTTCACCTTTATGCCGGTAGCATCAGCTTCTGTTGCTTCCTCGGATACCTATGAGCTGTGGGACGGAGAGTATCCACCCTCACGGATCAATGACCTTATTAACCAGAGCATCATATCCGTGACAGGTCTGGCATATGACCCCATAGAGAATATATCTCTCCATGCAGACAAGAGACAGACGCGGTTTGATGTTCCGTCAAATATCTCGATGGTCTCGAAGATCGAGTACAGGGAGAAGGTAACCTCGACCAGGATACATGACTGCGGATCAACCTTTGACGAGAAAACAGACGGTGATTTTACCCAGTCACTTGATACGCAGGATCGCAAACTCGGTGGACAATCTCTCAAGATGGTGATAGCTGCCGGGGCATCAGCGGGTGACTTTGTTACAGACTCCATTACGTCAAAGGATCTATCGAAGTATGACACGGTGGAGATGTGGGTGAAGATCACCGGAATATCTAGTGCGACCACCACAGGAAACCTCAAGTTACTACTCGATGATACCGCGAGCTGTGCAAGTCCACTGGAGACACTGGAAATACCTGCCCTCAGCGCTGACACATGGACATTTGTGAGGATGTCCCTTTCCAATCCCGAGACAGACACAGCAATAATCTCTGTCGGGCTGGAATATGATTCGGATTTGGGTGCATGTGCCGTATGGATTGATGATATAAAGGCAGTTGCGAATGACACTGCGGAGTGGGCAGTGCTCTCCAAGCATCTATGGCAGATCGACAAGGAGGCTCGTGACCTCGTCTTGGTTCGTGATGGCAAGGATGCTATTGGGTATGCACTTATGAAACTAACTGGTGGCGATAAGCCAGCCCTGCTCACAGATGACTCATCTACGACTGAAATAGATGGAAACTTCATCATAGCCCATGCGACAAACCTCGCACTCATCAGCTCATCAGGGGGTCCTGCAACCGACCCGGATGCAAAGCGTCAGCTCAGTGCCTACTGGTCTGCTATGGCGGAAAGGGCACGGAAAACCTTTCCCATGCTGGTGAATGTGAGGACAGTTGAGTGACATCGAAAGTAATAGAAACAAATGAAGTATATCTGGATGGCACGTACTACCCTATTACGAGGCCCATCAGGAGCACGCTTGCGTCTCTCTACCCTGCAAAGGTAGTCATAGGAGATACCTCCAAGGATGACCAGTTGCGGTCTTCTATCGTTGCGTGGTCTGACTGGAGAGGTGGTATAGGGCTCAACAGGATGGAGGGGGCCGGTGATACCAGCAGAGCATGGCACTCTACAGCGCAGCTGAGATACAAGAATCACCTTGTTCTGCCTGGGCTTGTAACGGCAACCACTACACCAACACACTCCCTGACAGATGCTACGATAGGTGCTATCAACACCTTAAGTTCTGAGGTCTATGCGTTCTGGAACGGCAGTGAATCAAATTCCCCGAAGCTCTTCAAGTACAACAACAATACCAGTTCATGGGGATCTGCCCTGACCCAGAGTGCCACCGACCAGGTGACAGACAGCATTGTCTTCACTAACTCTGGCGGTACAACCTACCTCGTCTTTGCCCACTATGATTCCAACGGAAGTGGATACACATACAGTTCCAATGGGTCAAGCTGGACTACAGATACAACTGACACTAAGTTTCTGGCTGTGTGGGATGAGAGATTGTGGGGGATATCCCATATTGGGCAGCTCTGGTATTCCACTGCGATAGGGACAGATGTACTGGATGCTGTTCTACCAGTCCCAGACGGCTTTGTAACGGCCCTGTTTGTGGCTCGTAATGCTGCGGGTATACCAATACTCTATGCATCAACAAAGACAGGTCTTTTTGCCCATAATGCAGACAATGCACGGTGGGAAGAAACGCAGATGTCCTTCCCCGTTCACCCTGATAATGGTAAGGGAACCACTGTCTGGCGTGACAGCGTGTATATTCCATCTGGTCTTGGAATCTATAGGTACATCAATGGTAATAACGCAGCCGTTGTGTCTCTCGTGGGGCCTGACAGGGATGACGGCCTCCCTGCTGATAAGCGCGGAACCATCAGGATGATGGAAGGGACACACAACGAGCTCATGGTGGGTATTGATGCGACATCATCTCCGCTCACTATCAGTTCAACATCTCTCCCCTACCAGTGGATCAGCCACCACGGATCGTCAGTGATAGCTGCTGACAGTGGGTACAGCTCCATACTTGGATATAACGAACTGGGATGGGAAGTGAAATGGCAGGCCAGTGACTCAGGTAAGGCTATCGACAGTATGCATGCATCAAGCGCCTATGATAAGTACAGGATGTGGTGGGGCCATAACGACCAGGTGTATTTCATGCCATTACTGAGGGATATTATCAATCCCTCGGAGGTAGCGGAGTTTGAATACGCCACCTCTGCTGTCCATGAGACCCCCTGGTTCAATGCGGGACAGAGTGAAGTTGATAAACTTGCACTGAATCTCAGGACAGAGGTTCAGGGCATGAGCTCTACCGAAACGGTCAAGGTAGAGTACGCCATTGACTATGTTGAGGGATATTCCACGGCGGTAGGATCTATTACAAGTAATGGGACAGATACCTACACCTTCGGGAGCAGTTTAGGGACAAAGTTCAGGGCTATCAAGTTCAAATTAACTATGGCAAGATCAAGCGCTACTGATACTGGGCTAGAAAAGTTTGAAACTCCAGATGTGGTATCTCTTACCCTAGAGTGGAGGAAGAAGCTGCCAGCTAAGTGGGGACATACGGTTGAGGTAGACCTCAACAATGAGTACAAGGGTAAGAGCTCGAAGGAACTCAGGTCTAATCTGATAAGCTCAATAGAAAGCACCAATCTCGTGGAGTTCACGTTCCGCGATGATTCAGGCGGGACAAGGAACTACTACGTGGATGTGGTAAGCGCATCAGGAATGGAATTTACAGGATACGATGAAAGGGGTTCTACGATGATCTCAGTGGTAGAACCGTAGGTGCGATATGAGAGTAGATGTTGGAATAACAAATGTTCCCAGTGCAGGGACAGGCGTACAGCTTGCGAATGTCACTAACAGGGTAAAGTTTATAAAGTTCAAGGCGCTGGCAGGCAACAGTGGACTAGCCTATATGGGTGTCAGCGATGTGAGTGCTAGCATAGGGTACGAGCTATCAGCAGGGAATGAGGTAGAGCTCAACTTTGGAGAGTTCGGAGGATCTGTACCTGCTAACGTGTTCTATGTAGATGCTGCAACAAACGACGACAAGGTGTCATGGGTAATGATTCTGGAGGGGTAATGACTACCAGTGAAATATCAGTTCCTGCAAGTTGGCCCGGCTCTGTGCCAGAATACATAGCGCATGAGGCGTTTGTGTCTCTTGGTAAAATACCAAACCAAGACTTCACATATCAGGCCCCTAGGATGGGAGGTCGCATGGAGAAGGGTGGAGCTATACTTGATTTCCTCTTCATGAATCCCCCCGATCTGAGCGTTAATATACAGGGTGTATACTATCATTATGAATTTGGGATTGAAGCTAAGGGAAGGGATATCATGGCAAGAGCCCAGATGGCAGGCCAGGGAATAACCCTTATATTTATAGACGATGATGATTTGATGAAAGACCCACAGTATTATTGCAGGGAAGCATTGCAGTATCGAGACCACTCAAGGCTTGGAGGCAGAAGATAATGGCTATCAATTTCTCAGGATATCTTTTCAATGATGCAGGAGCACCCGTTGGTGACCAAACCGTCCTGCTTGTTAAGGTGAGTGACGGCCTTACAGAGGATACAACAACAACGGATTCATCTACAGGTTACTGGGCTTTCTCAGAGTCAGTTCAGAATCGCTACGATGTCAAGCTATCATCTGGATCATCGGTAAGGTGGCTCAAGTGGGCTGATGAAATCTCCGTCAAGGAGATAGATGTCAGGAATAGCGAGGCAGCTACCACCCCTGCTGCTACCTTCACCAACCTTACTGATGCTGTATCTAATCAGGTTGCTGTCTTCAGTGGAGCTAACTCTACCAGAGCAGACGGGGATGAGATATACCTATCCTTCAAGATGGCTGATTCTGCCGGGAACATTGACGAGTTTGCCCGTATGACGGTAGATGCTACCGACGTGACAACCACAGAGGAGGATGGGCAGATACGATTTAGTGTCATAGTTGACGGAACAATGACCGATGTCTTCACTATCAACTCATCCGAATCAGCTGGAACCTCAATGACGCTGGATGTTTCTGGCGATTTAACTCTGGATGCAGATGGTGGGGATATATTCTTCAAGGATGGGGGCACCACTTTTGGTTCGGCTACCAACACAGGCGGAAACCTCATACTCAAGTCAGGTACTACTACAGCACTGACATTCAGTGGTGCCAATGCCACCCTTGCAGGTGACCTAACCATCTCAGGTGATGATCTGTTTATGGCTACCAATACTAGTACAGCCATACTGGTAGCTGATGGCACTAACTACAATCCCGTTGTTCCAACTGGGGTTATAGACCTTGCTAATGACGGTGCGTTTACACTGGACAACACAGTTATATCCAGCCAGACAGAGATAACTTCAGGATTAGTTGTTGCTGATGAATTACTTTATTCCGATGGCGGTGTGATTAAAAAGATTGGGCTTGATAACTTTATCGAGATTGCACCAACCCTTGCTACTGAAGATGCCATAGCTAACGGTGACTACATATTGTTCTTGGACGGTGGTGCTACTGGCAACATGAACAAGGAAGCAGTTCATGACTTGGCTACTCTATTTGCAGGTGCCGGGATGACGGCTACGAGTTCTGTAGTAAATGTAATTGGTGGGGATGGTATTACAGCAAACTCTAATGATGTAGCGGTGACAGCAGCCCAGACAACTATCACATCTATATACAATACAGGCTTGATACTTGGAGGAGATTCTCAGACTGCTATTGATTTTGGTACATCTAACGAAATTGATTTCAAGGCAGATAATGCAGCAAGGCTAACCCTGTCAGCTAGTGTATTGTATCCAGTAACCGATGACCAGATAGACTTAGGGACATCCTTGCTTGAGTTCAAGAATGCCTTCTTTGATGGCACTGTCACATCAGATGCTTTTGCTGGTCCACTTACTGGTGATGTCACGGGTAATGCAGATACAGCAACAGCTTTAGCCACTGCTAGAACTATTGGAGGCACGTCTTTTGATGGGACAGCAAATATTGCTGTGGCATTATCGGCAACTACTACAGCCTTGGCAAGTGCAAGAACAATAGGTGGTACATCCTTCGATGGTACAGGTAATATTGCTGTTGCTTTATCAACGGAAGCTACTAATGTAACGTCTTCGGCAAATAACAGTGCTAATGAAACGGTTTACCCTACCTTTGTGGACGGGGCTACAGGAACCCAAGGAATTGAGACTGATACAGGGTTAACTTATAATCCTTCAACAGGAGTTCTGACGACTACATCGGTTACAGGTAATTTAACAGGCACAGTAGCAACAGCCACACAAAATAGCATTACTACTATGACAGATTTGGTTACTACTGGAGCCTTAAATGCAGGTAGTATTACAAGTGGGTTTACCTCTATAGATGTAGGCGCTGGTGCGATTACAACCACGGGCGCAATCTCCGGCGGTACGATAGACGCAACCACTGACTTCACGATAGGAACCACGGTTATTACCGATGATTCCATCGTGATGACTCCGACCACTTCCGACACTGTAACCATTGCGGCAGCGACCAACGGGGCGATGAATATCACGACGGTGGACGCAGCAGCGGCGGCGGCGAACGTGACTTGGGCAATCGACGGTTACCATAAGATTTCAGGAGCAGGAAAAGTATTCATAAATGAAACCGCAGATGCGGACATCACGACAGGATTGACCATCAACCAAGGTGCTGCTACCAACGACATTATGAGCTTCAAGTCCTCGGATGTTGACCATCCTATGACTGCCGTTGCAGAGACGGATACATATGGGCAATTTAGTAAGGTGGTCGGATCATCTGGCGGTCTGAAAATGTCTGGGTATAGTGACCTTGGTTATTTCGGAATCAGCCTCAGAGGCTATGCAGGGGCTACTCCTAATGAATTGAAACTGACTGGTAACGCACTAGCAATTCTATCTCTGGATGCA